TGGCATAATATCAGCCTCAACAAAAGAATAGTTACTGGCATCATATAGCAGTTCCTTGCGTTTGAAAGTCAGCGTTACAACCTTTTTTTGCTGTCCTGATTCATACTGTTTACAACAATTCATAAGCATTTTTACTTAATAGGTTGGGCGTGTTGGGCGACTACGCTTATATAGCGCGCGTTTTACATTCTCAAGGCTAACTGTTGAATGCCCAGCATACACCTCAGCATCTTCTTTGTTAGTAATAGCAAACCAATCTGCAAGTGTCATATCAACCAAATAAGAGTGTATACCATTACCAAGGCTATCCGCAGAAGCATTATTGTAATTTGAAGGTAACTTAAAAACCAAAGTCAGTTGCCCATTATTATCAATTTCGCTAATCATACGATTATTACTCGTACTTCTATCTTCGTAGAGATATTCCCCTAAAAGGCTCTTAAGGGAAGAGAAAGCATTCGCAAGGGAACGTCGTATCTGATAACTGTTCTCATCATCATCACTTGCTTG